GCTTAGACAAAGACATGTCTGCAGAACTGTGCTCATAGATTTCTCCACGGACTGCAATAATTAAACCTAGGTCTCCGTCTTTAGATGTGTCAACCCAAAACTCGTTGTAAAATTCTTTTAGTTCTTTAATAAACCTGGTCTGCATAAACTTATCTGTGTCTTTAATGTTGGGTGGTGTTGGTTTAAAGTTATAACGAATTCTTTCTCCGTCCATTGATCCAGCATAACCAATAACATAAGGACCTATTTTCCAAACCTTTGGAGCAGTTAGTGCTAGAATAGTTCCATCATCTGATGCTCCACGATCTCCAGCCATGTAAATTTTATCTTCATGGCGAACTACAGCAATACAGGTCATGACAAAACCCCTCCCAGATTAGGTATATTTAAGTATACCAGTTCCCAGAAGGGGTGTCAAGCAAGGCCTAGATTATGACTAATTAGCCTTTTTGTCTACTGATTTAAACGCATCATTGATTTCTGCCAATGATAGTTTTCCATCGTCCAAAAAAGCCCTAGCCAGCCTTTCAATAACTGTTGCTACTCCTAATAGTCCTGCAAGCATAACTGCCTGTATTGTATCAATTCCTACTACGGCTCCTGCTCCCAAGACTGATAGTCCTGATGCTGCAAATACCGCAAGAATTCTCATTAAGATATTTGTTATTGCTTTTTGTGGGTGTTCATTTTTTGGGGGTTCTACTACTTTTTTAACTGCCATTATTCTTCCTTTCGTAGTGGTATTGTGATTAGCCAGACTATCGTTACTGCAAGTACTGCAATACCAACAATGTCTCTTGCTGATCCTGTCAAAGTTAGCCATGCGATGAAGAAGCCAAGGAGGGTGAATGCCTGTGCAATTAATTCCATTCCTGCGTCTCTAAACCACTTGATTAATCCTTTGAGCATTTTGCCTACCAGGTTGATGGCTTTATTGATTATTTTCATTTATTCCTCCTTATTACTGATGCCGCTATTTGTGATGCAATGACCACTGGGACAATTACTTCTTGCGCTTTCTCTCTCTGATCATCTGTCATATCCATACCCAACTCAGAAAAATTGGATAGGAGTTCTGTAACATCCACTTCAAAGACTGCTGCAAGTGGGTCTGCTAAGAATGCTTCTGTTTGTACTTCTGTTACTGCATCTGCTAATGTAAAGGGCATTGGGGTTTCTCCTGCGTCCCCTGCTCTTTCTGAGAACTCAACAAATGCTTCAGCAAGTGCTGGGTTAGACTTCATCTGCTCAGCAATCTGTGCAACCTCTGAAGGTTTAATGCCAAGGTCTTCTGCAACCTCAGCCTTTGCTTCTTGAGTCAAGGCTCTGAGTGTTTGGCTAACTGCTGTTACTTGTTCAGGGGAAAGAGTAACTAATTTATTATCTCTGCTTGTAAGGTTAGCAATAACATTAGATAGATCTTCTTCTGTTCCAGTTCCCTTTTCAGGAACAAGTGCTGCTAATACCTCATCAATAATTTCTGAATCTGGTTCATTCCAGGGATTTTCTTCTGGCTCTGGATCTGGTCCAGGTTCTGGTGAAGGTTCTGGGGTAGGTTCTTCAGTAGGCTCTACAACTGGCTCTTCAGTTGGTTCTGGATCTGGTGTGACCTCTGGGGTAGGTTCAGGTGTAGGCTCATCTGTAGGGTCTACTGTAGGCTCTGGAGATGGCTCTGGTGTAGGTTCTTCAGTTGGTTCATCTGTAGGGTCTGGTGAGGGCTCTGGGCTTGGTTCATCTGTTGGCTCTTCAGTTGGTTCTTCAGTTGGTTCTGGAGAAGGTTCTGGTGTAGGTTCTGGGGTAGGCTGATTGGCTGCAGCATTGGCTGCTGCCTGAGCAATAGCAGCATTAAGTTCTCTTTGTGCTTGCTCATAATAATAGTCCCACGCATTACTAATAGCATTATTTAAGTCAATGATTGACTGCTCATATTCATCTTCTGCATCTTCTTTATTTTGTAACGCAATTTCTACATTTGATACAGCAGTGTTATAGTTATTAGTTTTAGTTGTCAGGGTTTGGTTGTAACCACTTAGTGTTGAGACTGCTTGGTTATAAACATTTAATTTATCATTATATACATTCTGTGCTGAGTTCTTTGCAGCAAGGGCATCGTTGTAGTCGTCGGTTTGTTCTTGGGTTGCTCCAGGTCCAGATGAGAATGTATTTAAATTACAACTAAAGTTTTGTCCCCATACTCGTGGATTTCCAGCATAGTCACAACCTGCTCCAGTCCAGCCTCCAGGAATTGCCCATCCAAGATGATAGGATCCTGGGCCTCCTCCGTTGTACCACCATATTTCTACATCCAAAGTCTTGTCTTCACTAACATCATATACGGGAGAGTAATCACTCCAAGTTGTTCCTTGCTCTACCCAGTTGTCAACAGCAAGTTGTCCATCTACATACATTCTAAAACCATCATCTGTATAACCTGCAAAATATGTTTGTGTAAACCATGAAGGCACTGTAATCCGACCACTAAAATTAACTATAAAGTTTTCATATCTATTTCCACATACTGGAAGTTGCATATGATTTGAATTCCATGTGCCAGTACATATAACAGATCCAGTAACTGCTTGATTACCATTTCTTAACAAGGTATAAACAGTATATTCCAGTCCTGCTCCACCAGCACTATTTAAGGCTTGCTGGGCTGTTTGTAGATTAATATTGGTTATACCAAGGGCATCGTAGGCATCATTTTTATTTTCTAAAGCAGTGGCTACCTCTTCTGTTTGTTCATCTACTGCTGATTGGGCTAATGTTTTTTCTTCAAGTGCCGTGGCTTTTGCGTCAAGAGAATCATCATATAGATCTGAGGTTTCGTCTCTTGCTTCCATTGCAGAATAGGCTATGTCATATTTATCTTCTGCCTCTTCAATTAAGGATATGAATTCATTTTGGTAGCCAAGGTCATTTACGCTATCATTAAGTGCCTGGATTTCTTGGGCTGCGATTGTTAGTGGGTCATCAGAATGAGCCTCTGTTGGAGCCATAATTAGCCATCCAAAAGATAAAAGTGTAACAGTTAACATACGCAAGAGTTTATTCAAGTGGTGGACTCTCCTCTTGCCTATTATATCAAATTATTCAGTTAGACATAATAATATAACAAAAAAGGGAAATCTGAAGCAGTCTTTGCATCAGCAAGTGCCTTAGCAGAAGCAGCCTTCTCAGCAGCAAGTCCAGCAGCAGAAGCAGCCTTCTCTGCTGCTAGAGCAGCATCTGAGGCAACCTTTGCAGCAGCAGCATCTGCAGCAGCCTTTACGACTGCAGCATCTGAAATTGCCTTAGCAGCAAGTGCTGCATCCTTAGCAGCAGTCTGTACTGCAAGTTCTGATACTAGATCACGAACTGTAATTTCTGCAAATGGTGCAAGTGTACGAGCAGTTAGACCAACTACGTCTGCAGATGAAGCATCAGAAGATGTTGTTGGAGCAAACATAATTAGTGAACGTGTTCCAGTTGCTGGAAGTGTTGCTGTAAACTTTGCAACTCCAAAATCTGAAAGTGTGGCACCAGTTGTTGCTGTTGCTGAATCAAGTGTTGCTGTTGCAGCAAACACGGTTGCAGTAAGTGACTTAGCAGAAACCTTGTTTCCAAATACGTCTGTTGCTGTAACCAAGATGTCCTGCTTTGTTCCTGCAGCACCTGATGATGGAGCAGAGACTGCTAGATTATTAATCTTGCCAGCAGTTCCTTGTACGTAGTATGTAAATGTAGTTCCCTGATTAGTAACAGTTACTGTACCAATTGCAGTAGTCTTTGTGTAGACATAAAATGTTGCTGTTGTTCCTGTACCAGTTGCAATTGTCAAAGATGATGTTCCTGACGTTGCTCCTACTGGTGCAGCAGATGTGTGTAGTGCAGACACGATTGTTGCGTTTGTTGCTACTACAGTAACTGCTGTTCCTGTGTCAACTGTTGTTACGAACTTTAGTGCATCAGCAGCATCAACTGAGTTGTCTGCAGGCACTGGCAATGAAGCAGGCGTAGCAATTGCAGAAGCCGTTGTGTTAGGCGTTCCAGCAAGATCTACAGCGACTGTCATTACAGCAGCGTTTGCAGGCGTTGCTACCATTGTGCCCAAAGTCATGGCTGCAACCATGGCAAGAGCGAGTTTCTTAAATGAATTCATTCTTTCTCCTTGTTAGTTTATCTGGTCCCATTACCAGAATGTTAAATTAAATTAAAACCATCCAAGAAATCCCTAACATCGTCAGGCATTTTCGGATTATCTAATTCTACCATAACTCTTTCCTTTTCTGCAAGTCGTGCAGAAGAAGACCAAGTATGGACATCTATCTCAGTGTTATTATTCTTTGGTGTGTGTGATATTGCTCCAAATACAGCACCAGTAACGGCATCTGCTAAGTCTTTAGATTTTTTACGTGGGTGATCTACACGATTACCCCTCATAATTTTTAGTTCTGACATTTCTTCTAATAGGATAGGTATTCTTGGAATAGACACACGCTCTTCGTAAATCATCATAGCCAGATCCTCGTAGTGTTTCTTGGCAACAGATACAGTCTCAGTCCTAATTCCAACAGCCTGTAACTCATTTTGAATATCAAATGATTGCCAACGGTCAAATGAAACCATTCCAATATTAAACCCTTGCCTACGCAGGTTCATAATCCATTGCTTAACTTCAGATAAGTTAACTGGGCCTTCTGCTCTTGGCTCCCACCATGCCACTGCATCTACTACTACAATTGGTGCTACTTGTTCGTAGTCTTTAATTACCTGAATATTTACCCACTTATCTACGTGAGCAATTGCTACCGCACACTTATCGTGCTTTTGTGCAAGGTCAGCATGAATATAATATGTTTTTTCTGGGTCTGGTACAAAAGTTTCATCAAACCTTCTAAATGAATCAAGGGGGTTTCTGGTGTTCATACATTTCTCAACTTTATCAATCTGTTTAAAAAAGGCATCAGATGAGTAGGTTGGCATGCAAGCAAAACGCATCATTGCATCGCCAAGGTCTGTATAGAATGCTAGTTTAAAGTCTTCTATCTTACGAGTTGGGTTTACTTCCCATGTAGGTCTTTTGAATGCATATACTCTTGGTATTTTGTATTGAAGAATGTTATCTTCATCCCACGAAATTTGAAATTGATTACCTGGATCTTCGTGAGGTAAATCTTCATTCATAATAAACGTATGTGTTCTTTCAATAGTTTCTTTGTCAGCAATAACAGATTCGTATCGTTGAGAAATAAAGTCACCTTGATATCGTGGGAAAGAAAGCAAAACAACTTTTCCAAGATCAGGAAAACGAGAATCTACTGTTCCACGAAATGCTTTATAGATATTATCAGCAGTCTTTCCCTGCTCATTTCCAGATACAACCTCACTTGCAAAACCAGAAATCTCATCAAGTACTGCCATAAGCAAGTTTAAACCCTCATGAGATTCTCTTTCTGAGTGTCCAGAATAAACAGTGATTGCTTTGTCAAACTCAATTGAGTCAGCCTTTGCATTATACTTTCCAGCAAACCAAGGTGACTTTTCAATCTTTGTTTTAAAACCTTTAAAGAAAACGTTCTTTGCCTGCTGTGCGTTAACAGCAACGTTAATAATATCAATAGCATCTCCTGCAGGCTTACCAAAATAAATTGCTGGGTCTTTTAGGCATAGAAGTTTGTATACTACATATGCACATGCAACTGTTGAGATAAAATCTTTACCACTACCCTTGCCAAGTTGAAGGATTAGTTCGTTTTTTGTGTATTTATTAAAATGATTTAAACCTTCTGCAGGTCCCATAATATCAATTAAGTCTTCTTTACGATATATCTGACTCATTGCTTCAACAATTTCGTATTGAATATCAGATAAAATTGGTTGACCAAGATAGTCAGGTGACTGAACAAATGTCTTTACGTCAACTGGTTTTTCAACAAAATGATTCTCTTTTAATACCTCAAGAAAATCATTGAACATCGTGGACAACAGTAATCACTTCTCCCTCTTTTGCAATAGCAGAAAGGCGTTGCATAATAATATCTCTTACTTCTGGATGCTCTGAAGCAATATCTCTTAGGATTCCAACAAGAACTTCTTGCCGTCTTTCAATTTCAATCATTTCTTCTGCAAGTTCTTTGTTTTCAAGAAGACCTGCTTTTTGAAGCATATCAATTCTTCTTGACTCAATATCTAAAACTAGTTTAATTCCAGCAGTCTTTGCACTAAGGTTTGTTGATAGGCTTGCCTCATCAATAACCTCATACGCCTTTGTAATTAATTTTGTGTAGTGCGTGTCTGCTCCTACTAGGGCTTCTTTAGCACGAGCACGAATAGCATCATTAGCGGATGCCATAACCTTCCACTCATTAATTAAAGATACAACACGAGTGCGTGGTATTTCTAGTTCTTTAGAAATAACAGTTGGGTCATTACCCTTAAGGTATTCAGTAACTACCTGATTTACTTCATCAAGATGATTAATTAATTCTGACTCAGTTGACATGTTTTAATTCTCTTGCAATTTTTAGTAAAATTAGATAACCAATAAGGTCATCAATGTCATTATCTCCTACATAAGAACCACCTCTTGTAATCCTAGATAGTTTGTCATCTATTCTTACATGAAGTTGTTCTATGTTGTCAGATGTGGAAAAAATTCTAACAGGATTTAACGCAGAATTTCCATATGATTTATTTTTTGCAATAAGCATAGACTTAATTTCATCACAAACTTGTCCAATAGTAAACTGTGTTTCTTCGCTCATTTAGTAACCTCCACTGATAGTCTTTTAAAACATCTCAAACAGTTCGTATATGTTCTCCCAGTAAATGGGCAAGAAGATATTGAGGATTCTGTGTGTTTACAAAACAACCTTTGTGCAAGCGCCTTTACAACATCCATAAAATGCTTAATAATTTTCATCTTCATCTTCCTCTAGATTCCAGTCAAAAGATTCTGGAATGTTTTTAAGTGTAGCAATTGCGGTTACAAGTCCTACAGCCATAACCAATGATATAAAAGCCATAAAATATTTAATCTTTTTCATCGTTTTGATTTCCTTAATCCAAATTTAGCAAGGTACACGTAGATAGTCTCAACACTGGCTCCGCACTCCTTTGCAATCTCTTCTGGAGTCTTTTTATCCATAAGATAACGCTTACGCATATAGACTTCTGATGTATATAGTTTAGCAGGCATGGCGTTATTTGTCAACTTCCGTATCAATAACATCATAATCATAGGCGTTTGAGTCTTCAAGCATCCATTTATCATAACTTTCAACATCCCACTTGTTTGTATTAATGAGTCTTTGTATAACTAGATCTTTTTTTGTTACAAATGAAGGCTCTTTTAGTCTTACCCGATTATTAGGCTGGATAGCGAAGTTTCCATCATCTCTTTGAATTACATGACCACATTTATGCTGGCCTGGATTTTCAGAATAACCATCATCTAAGATATTTGTTTCTGGGTTATGCCAGTCAAGAGTAAATAGATAAGTTCCAGGAATACTTGTTTTTGTTCTGTCAATGTATGACATTCTCATGTTACTTAGGTTTTCAAACTTTGTAACAGAAACGTAAGGGCTAAAAGAATTCCATAAAACAAGATTATGAATTGGTTCTTCTGGAACTCCTGGCTTAGTACAAAAAGCATTGATTGGCATTCTCCACCAAATTCCTCCATCCTCCATTAAAAAATGAAAAAGTGGACTCCTACTTTTAATACTTGAAACACCAAAGATAACGCATGGAAAATATTTGTCATGACTATCTTCTTGATCTCTTAAAAAATTACCACGAACATAGCATTCAATTGGTGGTATGTTTGCATTTAACTCTGGCATTACTTACTTTCTCCTATCGCCTTATCC